GGCATGGCGGCCGATGAGGCTTCTGTGAAAGCTGCGGCCGTCGGGGATATGCGCGAGCGCGTGTCGATCCAGTCGCAGGCGCAGACGGTGGACGCCGCTGGCGCGATCACGACGACATGGACAGAGGTTGAGACGTGCTGGGCGCGCATGAAGCCGGTCAGCATGAAGCAACTGATGCTCGCCGGGCGCGATGAAAGCGAGCGGACCTATCTTATGACGATCCGCTACCGAACCGACATCACCACGGCGCATCGGGTCGTCTGGCGCACGCGCAAGTTCGACGTGCAGGGCGTCAATGACCCGACTGAGCAGCGCCAATTCCTCGAATGCCTGTTGCGGGAGATCGCGGCGTGATCAGCATCGAGGTCCGCGAGAACATCGCCAAGAACATTGAGCGCGATCTCCAAGGGCGCATCGAGGAAGGCGTTCTGAACGGCCTTCGCGCGCTGGCGCTGATTGCCCAGGGGAATGCGGTCCAATCTATCCTGCACGGGCCGAAAACCGGACGCACCTACAAGCGCGGGAAAGGCAGGACGCATCGCGCATCTGCGCCGGGCGAAGCGCCGGCCAATGACTTCGGGTTTCTGGCGCAATCGCTGAAAATCGAGGTGACGCAGAAACTTACCGTCGATCTGCGCGCGCTCGCGCCCTATGCTATCCATCTGGAATACGGCACGGCCAAAATGGGCGCTCGCCCGTTTCTGCGCCCGGCGGCCGAAAAGGCTGGGCAGCGCTCGAAGGAAATCTTTGATGCCTACATCGCGGAAGCCCTTCGATGATCCTGATCTTTCGACCGAAATCGGCGTCGAGGGGCCGATCGAAGATGTGTGGATCGACGCCTCGCGCCAGCAGATCGTCGTTTGCGGATGGTGGGGAGAAACCCGCGTCACGCCATCCGATGCCACTTATGAGCGCGCGCTGCGCGCCGGCTATCGGGTCGTAACCGATGGCGGCGGGAACGGCGTCTGACGCCACCTATGCGCTGAAAGCGGCGATCCGCACGGCGCTCCTGGCGGACAGCTATCTGAATTCAACGCTGGTTGGCTTGAAGGTTGTCGACGACGCGCCGGCCAGCCATGCGACGCCTTACATGTCAATCGACACGCGCTCGAACGATTGGAGCACGTCCGACACGGATGGGCAGGAAATCCTTCTCGACCTGAGCGTATGGACGCAGCCGACCTCTCAGACGCCGGAAACCGGGTCTGGGCGCGACATCATGGCGGCGGTGCGGCGCGTGCTGCATACGGCCGTCATCACGCCCGCAAGCCCGTTTCACGCCGTCTTGATCCGCGTCGAGAACATGATCGGGCCGTATCGCGATCCCGATGGCGCGACGCTGCATGGCGTCGTTTCAATCCGCGCGCTGACGGATCACGACTAACCCTGAAAGGACACGAAAATGGCTGCTAAGGCAGGGCGCGATTGGGCGTTCTACATCTACAACGGCACGAGCTATATCCAAGTTGCCGGGCTGCGGACGAAAAGCTTCAAAGCCAACAATACCGAAGTCGACGTGACCAATGCTGACTCGACAGGCCGTTGGCGTGAGCTGCTTGGCGCTGCTGGTGTGCAAACGCTCGATATCGACGTCGCCGGCATTTATCAACAGGACGCTGGAGCCAAGTTGGCGATGACGGCCGTCACGACGGCGGCGATCACGACTGCTCGCCTCGTCTCCCCCGGGATTCAGATCGATGGCTCATTCCTTTTCAACGAATACAGCTCGGAAGGACCATACAACGAGGGGACGACTTTCAGTCTGAAGATTATGTCGTCCGGCCAGCCCACCATCGCTTATTCCTGACTCTTGTAAGGAGCCGCCACTATGGCCTCGATCGCTATTCAAAATATCGCCGCTGCCGGAACAACGCCGAGCTACACGGCCTGCAACGCCAGCGACACCGTCCCCGCCGCGCCGCGCACGGAGCGCCTGTTCCTGCACTACAAGGGCGGCGCTTCGACCTCTGCAACTCTGACCATTACGCCCGTGCAGCCTACGTCTTACAAAGTTCCAGACGTTGGGAATGTGGCCGTCCCGAATATCTCGGTCGCGCTCGGCGCTAACGCCGACAAAATGGTTCCCGTTCCTCCCGCGTATATCGACGCGACCGGAAATGTGACGCTTGCCCACACGGGCACGCTGACCGGCCTCACCGTCGCGCCGATTGTCCTCCCCGCCGCTTCCGTCTGATTGGTGGCCCATGGCGAATAAAGCGCGCGGCTTCGCCGCTGTTCAGATCGGCGACGAGAAGGTTGACTTGGCGCTCGGACTCGGCGCGCTTGCCGAGCTTGAAGACGCTTTTGGCGTCGATAGCTTCGAAGAGACGCTGGACTTTGGGCAGCGGACCAGCGCCCGGCGGTTGCGTAAATGGCTCATCGCCGTCATGCGCGGCAACGACGTTGATCTAACGCCGGAGCGCGAGCGCGCCGTCAACTCTATGTCGGTCGCAGAGTTCATGGACGCGCTTCTGGCCATCATGGAAGCGTCCGGCATGACGCAGCAACAGGCGGGGGAGAGCGGCGAGGAAGCCGAGCGCCCTTTAGAGGCGCTGAGCGCTGGCGAGCCTGGATGAAGATCGGGCTAGGCCATCTGCGCATGAGCCCGGATGCATTTTGGCGCATGACGCTGCCTGAGTTCTTTGCGGCCTGCGACGGCTACATGGAAGCCAAAGGCGTCAAGCGCGGGGCTACGAACGCCCCGACGCGCGAGGAATGCGCGGAACTGTTCGCGATGGCGGAGGCTAAATTGAATGGCTAACGCGACGGTCGGCTCGCTCACCTATGAGTTCAAGGCCAAGACTGGCGAGTTGCAGGCCGGATTGCGCGCCGCTCAGGACCAGTTGCGAGCGCTCAACGATAATGTGCGCCGCAACAGTGAGCAGTTCACGCGCATGGGGCGCGACGCGCAGCGCGCAGTCGGACTAACCCGTAGCGAACTAGTGAACCTTTCGCGACAGGTCCAAGACGTCGGCGTATCGCTGGCGAGCGGTCAAAGCCCCTTCATGGTGATGGTCCAGCAGGGCGCGCAGATCGCCGATATTTTTTCATCGAGCGGCGGCGGCGCTGGGGC